GTTAAATAAAAAGGAAATTAAAATGAAAACATATAAAGAATTAAACGAAGTAACTAATTTGAATAGATCTGTTGAAGATATTCAAAGCAAAATAGAAACTATATTTAAAAAATTAGGAGGAAAATTTACTAAACAGAATGATGATAGAATACACGGATATATAAAATTTGATATTAATAAAACTCCACGAATAGAACTTATTATTAGAAAAGAAATGGAGCATGAAATTGAATTGAAATTTTCTTCAGGGGAATTTAAAAGTATTAAAGAAATACAAGAATTTGATAATAATTATAAAATAATTTTTAAAGCATATTCTGAATTATTACCTCTAATTGACACTTATAACAAAATCAACAAATAGTAAAATTAGGGAGTGACTTCAAAAATCACTCCCTATAGAACTTAGATATTCGCTAGAATATCATCAATATCAATTTCTTCATCGCTATCAGAACTAGAAATAGATTCAAGAATACTTTTCGTTTCTTTAACTTTTTCTTGCTTTGTAGCTTTAGGAGTTTCTACTGCATCTTCAATCACTTTTGCTTTATCAGATGTCTTTGATTTCCCCATAACTTTATCAAGTCGATCTTTTAACTTTTCATAAGCTGGTATTTTATCTTCAGAAATAAACTCATCTAGTGCATGTGAACTCTGCAAAATAGAATTCAGTTTATCATCATCAAACTTAGAAAAACAATTTGATGTTTCGAAACTAGAATCGTCATAGTCAATCCACCCACCATTATTCTTTTTAGAACGCAGCGTGAAATCACGACCATCTTCTAAATCAAATACATCAACAATTTCTCCATCGCCATATTCATCTTTAGCCATAGAAATGATTTTATCATGGATTTTTTGACCATACTGGAATAAAAATACTTTCCCGTCATTTTCAGGGGATTTTGGGTCCTTCACAACATAGATATTTGAAATGTATTTTTTCTTTCTACGAACACTACTTGCCAACTTTTTGGAATCTTCTGTTCCTTCTTCATAGTATTGACCTGCTAATTGACAAACGGGACACTTATCCCATTCATTATGATAGTGTGTAGTTGGACAAGTATCAATCATCCATTTTCCAGTTTCTTCATTTTTAAAAGAATGTGAAAAAACTGTTGCAGAATCTTTTGCTTCTGCAGAAGGAATAAAACGAATAATAGCTTTACCAATTCCTGTCTTTTCGTCCCTTGATAAGTTCCAAAATCTATCATCTTTAGTTCCGTATGCTTCTTTACCAGTATCTTGGGCTTTCTTTTGAAGTTCTTCCAAACGCTTGTTTTTATTTTTTCTTAAATTATCTAAACTAACCATTTATATTTCCTATATATTTTCTAAAATTGACTATATACTTTTTAGGAGAAAATATAATATACAACGCAGAGCGTGAAAACGAAAATTAAAAAGTAAGTTATTTATAACATTTTTTGAAGTGAAAGTAAAGCACTATTTTATAGAAAATATTTTCATTTTCGTGCATTTTGTGCTTTACAAGTAAGTTTAAAAGTGTTATATTAGTTTTATGAGGCGGTGATAATCACCTTTATAAATTAAACAACCCTTAAAATAAGGAATTATATTATGACTATTCAATTTGAACAAAGAAAAATTATTGCCCAAGCTATTCGTGAAAACATTAATGAGAAAAATCTTCCTGCTCTCATGAAAGAAAAATATAACATTTCTATTGCAACTGTTTATAGCATTGCAAGAGAATTCGGCATCACAAAAGTTAAACGTTCTATTGTTACAAATAGAAACACAATGCAAACTAAAAATACAAAAGATATTATTGAAAAGTTTTTAAATGAAATTTCTATGTTTGAAAAAACTCCAGCAGGAACTCTAATGATTAAAGGCAAAAACGGAAAGTTCACTAGTTTGAAAAAAGTTATTGAAACATTGGAAGCAGCTTAAGCTGCTTCCAATCAATATTAAAGTGCTAATGCTTTTGTAGACCAACTATCACTAAGAGCAAACCAAACACCGTTAGCTTGTCTGAACCTTACAATTCTTTCTTCACCTGCAACAAATGTTACGTTTGCAAGACCACCAGAAGTTAATGTTGTGCTTCCTGTCCCAGAGAATAATGCTTGACCAATAGCATTTGCAAAATTTCTTCTGTAATTTACGTTAAATCTCATTGTTCTACTAATTGTATCATTATTAACAATTCTTATAGTAATTTCTGAAGGGTTTAGACTAGATGGATTACTAACAGTTACGTTTCCAGTAGAACCTGCTAACCTAACTATAAAATCAGAATCATTCGTATTATTTATCGTTATAGAAGGCGAAGCCCCTGTTGTGTTTATAATAACTGGCGTTTTTTGTAGAACTCCAAACGCTGCTGTCACAAGAACAGCTTTTGATGGGATAATAAACCTTGTCCCATTATTAGCTTCTGTAAAATCATTCCCTAAAATTGTAATTTGATCGTATAATGTTGCACTAACAATTATATTCCCTGTCCCAGAAGCTGGTGCTGTTGCAAATACGATATTAGGACTAGAGTATGTGTATGTATTTTCATCTTGAAGAACACCTCCAATAGTTACAGAAAGTTGCGCTGCGGTAATTCCTGTATATGCTAGTGCGAAAGAAGTTGTAGTCCCGTCACCATTTAATGTCGTAGAAACTGGGACTATATTTAATGGTCTACGATAAAGTCCTGTTACAGAATTGTTTAATATATTTAATCCTTTAGCATAAGCATTATTCGTATTAAATATTGTTATAAAGTCATTTGATCCTGTTGCTCCATTAATTTTTAAAACATCACCAGAAACAGTTATATTTTTGCAATTTCTAAAAGAATATACATTCCCAGAAGTTGTAGTTAATCCTATTTCACCAGAAGAAGAATATGAAGAAAATCGTTCAACACTATATACGTCTGCAATACCTCTGACATTATCATAACTATTACTAGACATAGAAAAATCAGAAACTACAGCCCCAGAAGTAGTAGCAACACACATTCTTGAAGTTGAAGCATTTATATTTTTAAAATTATTATCATTAACAGATATTTTACCACAAGTTCCGTCTAATAGAATAGCATGTCCGTTTGAACCTGTATTCCCAGAAACTCCTTCAAATAAATTACCATTTATAATTAAGTTACTCATATTTTTTGCGTTTATATGATTGTCCCTTGCATTTATAAGATTATTTCCTATAACAATAGCTTTACTAATAGAGTTATAATCATTACTAAAAGTTATAGAAGTATTACATCCAACAACAGTATTTCCAATAATTGTGTGATTATTGTGTCCAGCTGTGTCCGCAATAAAGTTTTCTACTCTAATACCAATACTTCCGTATTCCAACTTATTGTTTATGATGACATTTCGTTTTCCTCTAGCAACAAGACCACCCAATCTATCACCTCCAGCAGTTGACCAGTTATCGGTAAAGGTCCAATCAAAACAATCTTCATGTGCATCTAAATCACTTGTCCCTATTCCACAACGAACTGTTCTATTATTTTTAATTGTGCATTTATTAGAAGCGAGAGTTCCTCCTCCTGCAATAGAGTGTCTGCAATTTTCAATATAATTTCCTTCTGCAATACATGCTTCTGATGCTGTCCCAAAGGTTATCCCATACCCAGTAGTCAACACAGCGGGGGATGTGCTGTTTCTTAAATTACAATTTGTAACATTTGCACGATGATTCCATGCTGCAAAATTGACTGCGGACTGCTCTGCACCATCAACCGTTATACCTTCAACTAATGCTCCTATAGTATTGTTTAAAATTATTCCATTGTGGATTGACCCAACTCCTCCTAATAAGAAAGTTGCGTTCCCTACCACGGACATTCCTTTATACATTAATAATTTTCTAATAATTCCTGTTTGTGTGTGGTCTATGTTATAAGGGCTATCTCTATCTATTGCTAAAACAGTCCCTGATACAATTCCTGTAATTCTTGCAACAAATCCTCTTAATTTATTATTCGTAGAAACCCCATCACTGTAGAATTGATTAGAAGATATTACAATATAATCATCTACCGCAAATGAAGAAGTGCTTGAAACAGTTACTTGAAACCCACCTTCTGATAGTGATGCTGTCATAGAAACAGAAGAACCAATATTAGCGGGGAGTATTAAAGCACTTCTTTGATTTAATGACACACCGACGGGAATGGTTCTTCCATCAATTACCACATTATTATCAAATTCTATATTAACAGTTTGAGAAAGAGTTATATTATCTGTAATTTTATAAATCCCATTCGCAACTCTTGCCGTGATATTATTTGCACCACAATAGTTTAAATAATTACTTAAGGGAGTCGTATCATTAACAATCCCGTCACCCTTTACACCGAATTCTCTAATGTTTATAAATGGCTTTGAGTATATTTGTTTGCTTAGTATTTCAATCATTTTTAAACCCGTTTAGATTTCACTTATTCTTGTTAATTTTGCTGTGATAGATGTCGCAGTATTGGAATTTGTTTGGACATATCTCATTTCAAAATCTTGAGAACAATATAGCGTTAATTTATTTACGTCATATATTTCGCTATATGTAACATCCACCCATACGGAGTCACCAACTGCTCTATATTGTAATTTTGTAGTCGCTCCATTATAAAGACCTGTCGTTTCAAATACCCAAGTAGAATTTTTATATAGAGTAAAAACACCAGAAGTAGCATCTGTTGTTCTACTAGTATATAGCGTATATGAAGATACGAAATTTTCTTTACTTTTTGTATTGATAGCAACCCAAGTATTACTCCCTTGATATTGGAGATACCCAAAAGAATTTTTGCCATAACTATAAAATAAACTTTCGTCTGTCCCAGTTTCTGCTCTATTATTCACAGTAACTCCAGTAACCCCTTTAAAAGAAACATTTCCTATTCCAAAATGCTGCCATTCAATAACGTCGCCTTCTTTAAATGCAACAGATGAATTTAATGGGATAGTTATGATTACTGGTGAAGAACTGTTAATTTTTAAATAATATCCTTTATCAGCTAATATTAACGTATAATTAGCAGTTATTGGTTTAATAAAACTGTTATGTGTCCCTGTAGATTTTTTAATAACATTATTATCTTCATAAAGAATTCCAGAAACTAATGGATTCGTAGAAGGTAGATTATCAATCCTAAACCCATTAGTTGTTGCGCTTGCTATTGCAACAGCATTGGATAATATAGAAGTAACATCTGTTGTTTCGTTAACACTAATCCCTGCATTTAAATTAGCGAATGTGTTTGTAATTTGTGTATTAATATTTTGTGTATTCGTATTAATTTTTGTAAATGCCGCTCGCAAAGTATCTCCAGTATTGTCATTATCTACAGTTCCTGTATTTACATTAGTTATAGTCGCCATTTTTAACTCTTTAACATTATATTAACTGTTATTTAGTGTAAAAAATCATTCAATATTTTACTTGCAAACTTCTTAAATGAATGTTATTATCAAGCATCAATAAATATGGACAATAAATATGTTTATGAATTTTATAAATTCTTCATCTATTATTGGATTGTTATTATGTGCTGCATTTATATTCAATAATCAATTTAACTATAATAATGAATTAGATAATCAAATTTCTTTAGTAACTCATAAAAAACAAAAAAAGGAATTTGTTAAAATTATAGAACCCCCTAAACCTATAAACAAGAGTATAGAATGTTTAGCGAAAAATATATATTTTGAAGCTAGGTCAGAACCTATCTATGAACAGATAGCGGTCGGTCAAGTTACATTGAATAGAGTTAATGATGAAAGATATTCTAAAAATATTTGTGGTGTTGTTTATGAACCTTACCAGTTTTCATGGACTCTTAAAAAGAATCATTATATAGCAGAAAAAGCAGCATGGAAAAAAGCACTTGTAATCGCTAAAGATTTATACTATGGTGATATTACTAAGGATTATGTAAAGGGAGCAACACATTTTCACACCAAGAAAATTAAACCTTCATGGTCTAAAAATGGGTATGATAAAATTGCTCTTAATTCTCATATCTTTATGAAAGTAGATTAATCATAACAAAAAGGAATTTCATCATGAATATATTTTTTCTATCTCGTAATGTTTCTGAATGTGCATATCTGCATAACAACAAACATGTCGTGAAAATGATCTTGGAGACGTGTCAAATGTTAGGAACAGCTCATAGAATTCTTGACGGGGAATTAATTATGACAGAAGTTAATGGAAAACTTAAGAAACACTGGAAACTCCCTGATAATAGAGAAGATATTCTATATAAAGTTTCACATCAATCACACCCATGTAATATATGGCTTAGACAATCATCAGGAAATTATAAGTTTCTATATTCATTACTTAAAGAACTATGCACAGAATATAGGATTAGATACGGGAGAGGAATTAAAAATAATGAAGTTTTTGAAAAATCACATGTTGTTGAAAACCTCCTTCCGTATCTAAAATATACTCCAGATAATATACCTAATTTACCCTTTATAGAACCATCAAAAATATATCAAGCAATGCCGGAAAAATATAAACATGATGATTTTATAACTGCATATAGAAATTACTATGTATCAGAAAAAGAGTTAAAGTATAATTTAAAATATTATGCAGTAGAAAAAAATAAATTAGTATCAAAAACTTACGAATATAGTGTTCCTTCTATATTACAACAACACAAGTTTATAGAAAAATAATTTCAATTTTATTGCATTTTATGCTTTACAAGTAAGTTTAAAAGTGATATATTAGTTTTATGAAGCGGTGATTAAATCACTTCAAAAATAACTTTCAAAAGGAATTTACTATGTCTATTATATACTATACAGATTATTGCAGTGAAATTGGAATATTGAATATTATTAAAGAAACGAAACAGCATATCATTGCAAAATATTTAGACAATGACCCACACGAAATGAAGTTTAGAAAAAGTGATAACGAACAAGTTAATGGGATTCCAACAAGAAGAAAATATATGATTGATAAAGAACGATATGAAGATATGCTTACAAAAGATTATATTCAAACATTTAAAATATACGATAAGGAATAATTCACTATGTTAAACAATCCTGATTTCTACCCTACTCCAGAAACTCTTATAACAAAAATGTGTAGTAAGGTCAAATGGAATAATGTCCAACTTGTTTTAGAACCTTCTGCAGGTTCTGGTAATATCGTTAATTATCTTAAAGAAAAACGAATAAGTGGGTATTATAGAAAAACAGAAGTTCATGCTATAGAAAACGATCTACAATTACAGAAACTCCTTATAGGGAGTGATATAGACCTAGTAGATACTGATTTCTTAAAGTATGCTGGGGGCGATGCCTATGATTTAATCATCATGAACCCTCCATTTTCAGATGGTGATAAACATCTTCTTAAAGCAATAGAACTAATGTATAATGGTCAAATTGTTTGCTTGCTCAATGCAGAAACATTAAAGAACCCATATTCTCATACTCGTAAATCACTTGTGAAGAAATTACAAGATCTAAATGCTGATATAGAATATATACAAAATGCTTTTATTGATGCGGAAAGAAAAACCAATGTTGAGATTGCTCTTATATACATTAATATTGAAAATGATATTGAAGATGTCCTCTTCAAAAATTCCAAGCTAGATGCTAATGATGATTTGAATTTAAGCATTGAAGATTCTACGCAGATTGCGCATAGAGGCAATATTGATTTTCTTGTTTCTGAATATGAAGATTTAAGAAAACAAGGTGTTCAATTCTACTTGGATTACTATGGGAAATTTAGGAAATTACGAGAATATATTCCACTTGCAAATGATAGTGGAGGAAAAGTTAGCGATGTCCTTAATGCAAAAGTCAACAGTTTCTTAAAAAATCTTAGAAAAACCTATTGGAAAAAGGCTATAGAAATTCCAGAAATTAATAAGAATATGACTTCTGTATCTGTTAATCAATTTAATGAACAAATTAGAAAATATTCTAAGATGGATTTTACACTGGTCAACATTCATAACTTTGCTCTTAATCTTTCAGAATCTTATATGGATACTATAGGAAAATCAGTTGTTGCGCTATTTGATGACTTTACAAGAAAATATGCTTGGAATACAGAAACTGATAAAAACAGATTGCACTTTGATACATGGAAAACTAATGACGCATTTAAGATAGGAAATAAAGTCATCAACCCATATTTTAGATTTTGGGATTCTGATTGGAATCGGTGGGATGTTTCTTGGAATCTTAAAGCCAAATTAGATGATATTGACAAGGTTATTTCATACTTTGACGAAAACAGAAATGACTACATTAAAATGTCTGACGTTATAACTAGAGCTTTAGAAAAAGGAATAACGAAAAAAATTGAATCTACATACTTTATTTGCAATATCTACAAGAAAGGAACTCTACACTTAGAATTTAAAAATAATGATACCTTAAGGAGATTCAATATTTTTGTTTGTAAAGATAAGGGATGGTTACCTAATTACTATTCTCAAAAACCTTATGAAGAAATGTCTGATATTGACAAACAACTTGTTAAAAACTTTGATGATGACATTTCTAATTATAAAGTGTATAATCAAAACTCAATATCGGATAAAAACTTACTACAAATAGGATTCTTGCCCACATAAATAATCTGTGAATGGATTATATTACAAAAAAATTGAATAAAGATAATATCTATCAATACTGTTCGTTACATTATAGATATTCTTCGATTTTTGAAAAAGAAATGATACAAGACATCAAGAAAATTTCAAAATTGAAGAAAATGATAGGGAAATCTTCCGAAAGGGAAATCCTAAACATTCTTATAATGTCTGCTAATGTTTTTGGTGTGTTGCAGTCAATGAGGATTATTCTATTCTTTATTGGTGAAGAACTATTCTTATCACTAAAACAACAATATGTTTATCTAGAATACCTTAGCGACTTCAATATGAAGTTTATAGAAATTCATGATGGAATTCGTATATAAATAATATTATGGAAACTACAAACAATTCTGGATCTAATCAAGTATCTACTCAAGAACCCTTCAAACCTAAGAAACAGTTTATGGGACACCCAGTTATAGAAGTTGATTGTGACACATACGAAAAATGTAGGAATGGCAAAACTCCATACGAACGTTGGAAAAAATATTTTGATGATAATAAACATTCTGATGTAATTGAGTATTGTAAGAAAAACAATTCTAAATCTATTCTATTACAGAATAAAACTGGCGGTATGTCATATTTGAGGAATAAAGAATGCTAGCATTTTTAATTAAATATAAAACACTATTCTTCTATAGTGCTATTGCTCTGTTAATAATCGCTCTAAATTTTTCTTCACAATTAAAGGAAAATAAAATAAATGAGTTAGAAAAAAATTTGACAGATAAAAATATTATTATAGATAATTATAAACTAGAATTAGAAAAACAAACTCTGCTACTTGAAGAAGAAAAAGCCAATGTAAAAATTGTTAGGAAAGTTCAAAAAGAAGTTTCCAAAGAAAAGGTTGAATTGAATAAAAATTTGAAGAAATTAGAATCAAAATTCAATAATCATGATACAGAAAAATTAATATATAAAAAACCAGAACTTATCGAAAAGATTATAAATGATGCAAGCAAGAAAAAAACAGATTGTTTTAATTCTAACTTTACTGATTGTTAGTGGATGTGTCTCGAATTCGCCCAACAAGGTAGAAAAAGTATATATAGAAAAACCAGCACTAGATTTGGATATTCCTGAAACTCCTAAAATTAATGAAGTTTCTTTTACAGTATTAACTAGCAATAATAGTAATAGTAAATTTTTAGAACTTACTGATAGCGGGAAACTCCCAACTCTCATATGTGTAACACCAAAGAATTATGAGAATATTTCACTCAATACACAAGCGTTAGAAAATCATATTAAAGAACTGGAAAAAATAGTTATAGAATATAAAAAATATTACGAAACTGAAAGATAATGCTTTACAAGTAAGTTTAAAAATGCTATAGTAATTTTATGAAGCGGTGATAGTCATCACTTTACAACTAAAGGAAATTATATGAATATATTATACTTACATGGATTCGGTTCTAAATTTGACCCAACCTCTAATAAAATAGTTCAATTAAAAACCATAACAGAAAATGTTTTTGGGGTTGATATTGATTGGGCAAAACCTCCTATTGATACGATTAGTTTTATAGCACAATACATTAGAGAAAATGATATTGAGCTTATAGTAGGGACTTCTATGGGAGGTTGGGGAGCAGCAGTTCTTGGAAATATGTTAGGTATTCCATTCGTAGCTATTAACCCCGCTATAGAACCAAACATAAGTTTGTTAAAATATGTTGGTGAGAGTGTAGATTATTATGGAAATCAATATACATTAACTAAAGAAATTGTTGAAGAATATTTTCTAATGCCTTTTGGAGGTTGTGGTTTGATATTGCTGGATAATGGGGATGAAGTTATAGATCCTGCAACAACTATTAATAAATATAGTAAAGAATATTTAATAGTTATTTTTGAAGGTGGGAATCATAGGTTTTTACACATGGAAGAAGCCCTTCCCTATATCAAAAAATTCTTAAACACAACTGGGAATTACGGATTTTGTTAAACTACAAAGAATTTCTACAAGAATCATTTGTCAATGCTATTGGTGTTACTGCTTTGGATAAAAAGAAAAAATATTTAGACCAAGTATGGGATATTATACAATCCTCATATGCTCCTATAGGAGGTATTAAGGGAAGTGGATTTGAGAAAAAGGAATCTATGTTGGATTTACCTATGTGGAAAATGTCTATTAAAGATGGAAAAGTAAATGCAGTTGTTTTATATAAAGACAAGAGTGGGAGGAAATCTGTTGCTAGTGCTACAGACGGAACTGAAGAAGGTAAGAAAAAAGCTGTAGAAATGTATAAAGCAGATATTTTTCGTTCTTATGGTGAAAAATCTAAAACTGCACTAGGTATTCTATTAAAGACTATTCCCGAAAACATCATCAAACAATTTATGATAGAACCTAAAGATGTATCTAAAATTTTAAAAGAAGATGATATAATTCCTATCAAAAATTATAAAGGTGAAATTCCCGAAGACGCTAAGTTGACCATTTCCAAATACCCATACGTTAATGATTATGGTTATTTAAGAAAACTCGGTAAGGAATATGTCTTTAAAGTTATGATAGGAACTCCTGGAAAAACTATAAAATAGTAGAACGGCAAAGTATAAATACAATTAAAGTTACATGGAAAGAATAGTATGAGAACCGTTGTTGTTGAACAAAAAGATAAAGAAACTGGAAAACTTATTAAGAAAGATACCAAAATATTTAAAGACTTTATGGCTGCTCTAAAATATGTAACTGGATTATATGACCAACAATTAAAGGGTAAATTAAGCTATACGATAGGTTCTATCGATATGTCTGAAGATACTACTGATTAGTGCGTTCTTCTAAATCAATCATCTTCAATTTAGATAGAATATCAGAAGTTGTTCCTATGTAAATATTAGGATTATTAACTGTATTATTAGTAATGCTTTTTTCTGCAGGAGTTTTCTTGTTTTCTAATTCAACAATGCTACTGTTTAAATCAGCAACAGTTTTCAACATACTTGCAAGCACCGCATAATCTTTATGACTTTCAGACATTTCTGCTAATCTTGCTAGTGTTTCAATAGCACCAACACCAGTTTTTATAAGTTCCTTAATATTTTCTTTAGCATATTCAATTTCCATGGTATTATCGGAAACTGCAACTTCTTTTCTATCCCCCATTGATGGATTATAAATTTCTGCTATTACATTTTCACTATCATAAATATTATTCATTGACTTGATATTCTGTTATTGTTTCTATAATGTTATATATATTATCTGCGCTAATATTTGTATTATCAGAAAAAGTCGTTTCAAAATTAATATCTTGTGCATCAATTTCTAATTTAGCAAGATATTCATTAATTTCTTCATTTTCGTCCATGCTATATAAATTAACATCAACATATTCTATTAGATGACCAGTTTCGCTACCAAAGTAAAAATTACCTTGTAGAGTAAATTGTAGTTCTGCAAAGGTGTATCTTCGTTGTCCTACGAATCCTTCTACATCACTCACAAAGCTAGAAGAATTTAAAGTTAGAGGAAGTGCAGAGCTTTCTTCTGTAAGAGGATTATCCTTTATATTCAGGTGATATTCTGGATTAAAATAAGGTATGATTTGCTCTATAATTTGAAGGGTATCTGTAATGCTATTAGAAACAATATTCAATGAAAAATCAATATTATAAGGAACACTTCTGAATTGCCTTTTCGTAACATTATTAGTATTATGATATGAACTAGTAAATTTAGAAGTTGCTCTTTCCGTATCATATGAAAAGCCAGAAATATTGAATGACATTCTAGGAAGGGTCATCTTAACTTCTGCATTAGAGTCATCAATAGTATTTCTTTGATTTAATCTCTGTAACCATTGTTGTCTACTTTCAAAAGCTATGGGAACTTTCTTTAATTCTTGTCCTCTAATGATAGAAATATTCGAAAAGAGTTTCCCGAAAGAAGCAGCATATTTTCTTATAGAAGCATTATAGAAAGGGGTGTTTAACATAAATGTTATTTATTGTGTATTTTTTACTTTACAAGTAAGTTTAAAAGTGTTATATTAGTTTTATGAGGCGGTGATAATCACCTTTATAAATAAGTCACAATTAATCAAAAAAAGATTTTAAAAATGAAAACATATAAAGAATTAAACGAAGTAACTAATTTGAATAGATCTGTTGAAGATATTCAGAGCAAAATTAAAACAATATATAATAAATTAGGCGGTAAAGTTATTATTGAAGATGATGGTGAAATTCGTGCGTATGCAAAAATTGAAAAAAGCACTATTCCTACAATAGAATTAAATATTGATAAAACATATGATGGCCATAATGTTGAGATTAGTTTTTCAACTGGTAGAATTAAAGATACAACTAATATGTCAGATTTTAATAGAGCTTATGAAATTATTTCTAAAGCATATAGTGAATTATTATTATTGACTCGTTCATACGACAAAAATAATTTTACAAAATAAAAATTGGGGAGTGATTTTTGAAGTCACTCCCTATTTCTGGATTGATAGTAAAGCATTATTTTTGAAAAAATCATAGTAAGGTTTATATTTTGCATAGAACTTGTTAAAGATAATATCATCATATTTTTCTTTATATTCTTGAGTGTTGACTTTATTATATTTTTCTAAAACGATAAGAGTTTCTAGATTTACGTTCTTTTTAAATATTTCTGAAAGGATTATCGGATAACATTTTTCTGGTATTTCTAAATAATTAACATCAATATTTCTTAAATGTAATATATCGTTCTTAAAGTGATATGACATGAAACCCTGCATTTTAGAATTCCATCTATTATAGAGTTCCATTGCATCAGGACTAGCAAGTTCTATAATATTATAATTACTATAGACATAGTTACACACAAGAAAATTTTCTGTAATTTCCTTACTATCAAGTTTTTTATAGAGCATCAAAAAGAACTCAAAGTCTTTCCTTCGTTCAAAGGATTTCTTTGAGATATTCGATTTCCCCATATATTGATGATAGTTAAAATTAGGTTTTGAAAAATGTAATTTTATAGAAATATATGCTTCATATAGATCTATAGGATACCAGTCATTTTTCATAATAAAGTCAATATTTTACTATAGATTTGATTTATTACAGAACAACAGGTAATAATTAAAGTAAATTGTAAAATTTTGTTTTTTGTTATCTTATCTACATTCCACCCGAAGTAAAATCCCCATATTGAGAAAATTATAGTTATTAATAATTCCATAATATAATCCTAAAATAATTTATTTTTTTCTATAGTTTCTTTCTTTAGTAATTTATTTTTTTCTGCTTCTGACTGTATCATCGATTTAACACTATCAGGAATATAAGAAACAATATCTTCAGGTTCTACATTTTCTTCCTTACAAATATGAAGTATTGCTTCCATACAAGACATTTGTTTTTCTCTAATTAGAGAAGCAATTCTCAAACTAAATTGTGATATTTTATTAATTTCTGTATCCATAATAGTTCCTTAATGGTGATTAGAATATAATATAACATAATAGAATAAAATTTACAAGTGTTTATAATCCTAATTCTTCTAATTCAGCAAATATTTCATTTAGTTCTTCTTGAGTTACTGGTTTGCGTTTTGGAGCTTTCTTAACAGAATACCCAGCTTTTCTAATTTGTTGAAGGACACTCTTCAAATGAATTGTAATTATTGTTGTGTTATCACCTAATTGATTATAGAGTTCTATACCTTGGTCAGTTTCTGGGATAAATGTAGTAAATAATCCTTTTTCTATGTAAATTAAATCAGTCATAATATAAACTCCTAATTGTTTTTATAAAGTGATGATTATCGCCGCTTCATAAAATCATTATAGCATTATTTTATGAAGTTGTAAAGTGAAAAATATCTATATTTTAAATTATTTATAGGAATACTCTCAACCCCTTGATTTACCTACATTTCTAAGTAACTTTTTATCCATTTTAGAAAGTTAAAAATTCACTAAGCTACCCCTATAAGGGTCAGAAAATTTCGGTGCTGTAACCTATTGATTTATAAGGTTTAAAAAGTGACTTTTTGATGGTTTTAATAGAAATGACTAAGGAAACGAAATTATTTTTAATTTTATTGCATTTTGTGCTTTACAAGTAAGTTTAAAAGTGTTATATTAGTTTTATGAGGCGGTTATTAAATCACCTTAAAAATTAAAACTTTCACATAAGGAATTATATCATGGCTTATATGTCTCAAGAAAATAAAAAACAACTTGCTCCAGCAATCAAAGCTGTTCTTAAAAAGTATAATATGAAAGGAACTATTTCAGTTCGTAATTATTCTACATTAGAAGTTAATATCAAATCTGGTTCTATTGATTTTAATGTTGGTGATAGAGGTTATACACAAGTTAATCACTATTGGATTGAAACCAATTATGAAGGTATTGCACAAGAATTTCTACTTGAATTAAATGCAGCTATGAATGTAGGAAACTGGGATAAATCAGATAGGCAAACTGATTATTTTAATGTTAAATTTTACACTCAAATTAATATCGGAGATTATTCTAAACCATACTTAATAGCAGCTTAATAGGAGTTTTTATGAAAGAATTAAATAAACCATATACAGTATCTAAAAGATACGAAAATCAGGATTCTATAAAACAAGATTTAATCAATTTATTCAAATCTTTAGATTTAGAATCAAAAATAAAAGTTATTGAAAACGAGCAAAAGAGAATTCTCAAGAATTAGGAGTATGGTAATGAAAATATTAAATATTATACCATCTGGATATCGCGATGGAGTGCATGAACAAGCCATGCTTTCTTACTTTGATTATGTTGTAAGGAATGATTTAGAAAGTATGGTTTCTCTCTATCGTGAAGAAACTGGTGATAATGAATTAGGAAACGATAAAGAGTTTTGTCAAAGATTTTTTGAATGGTTTAAAAATGACTGGGAAAAAGGAATTATCGAAAGTAGTTCCTAAGTCCCAAGAGCAATAATTCTCAAATCTGTAAGTTTAACTATTTTTGTAGAATCCGTGCCTCTAAATACTAACTTCACTTGAAAAGTGTTAAATGATTCTTGATTATCTATAAGATAATTATATTCAAGATATCTACTCTCACTATTTGAAGGAACATTAGAAACTGGATCATATTTCACCCATGGAATATCTTCAAATTTTGTAGTATCATCACTAGTTCTTTTTCTAAAATATAAATCTACAAAACTATCATTATATCTCGAAACTGCCGCAAAAATCTTAACTCCGATTGCGGGTGTGTTTAGAGTAATCCTTTTTGTAATATACTTTGCCTTTGCACTCCCATTCTGCCCAGAAGTTTCTGCAACAAATTGGAAAACATTCCCACTTTCAGGAGCATCTATCAAATTATTGATTGCAATTACAGAAACTCGCTGTGTATCTACAACTGGTGATACATTTGCATTTCCGGTTGCAAGAACTCCCTGCAATTCAAAGGATTTAGCACCTGCTAGTAAATTCGTTTCGTTACCTTGAGAAGCGACTAGTCTAGGATTATTAAAGATATTGTTATCATTAATTTGACAAAGTTGGAATGAAGAATCTTTAACATACGGAGTTTGTGACCCATGAGGATGTTTTGAAGAAGTTGTCTTCAAAGCCCATGCTGTTTGACTTCCTGTTATGATAGATTCCTGAACTTGTGGGTGTGCAATATCCATAGAAATATTTGAAGTTGCAATAATGTTTGCTCCTCCAGTGTTTCCAGTTGCATTTGCATTTGATCCCACTGTTATTGTATATCTATCCAAATCTACACTTGCGACAGTAAATGTTCCTATAAATGCTGTATGAGCAATTCCATTATATGTCCCAGAAGCAACATTGGAAATTGTAACTTTAGAATTATTTGTAAATCCATGATTTCTATGAAAAACAACAACTTGATTGCTTGCGCTTGTCGTATAGAAAGGGTTATTTACGAGAGTGACTGTATCTAAAACTTGATTTTTGAAAGTTATTAATGAAGAAACTCCAGTGTTAAATTGTGCTTTATAAAGGTTAAATTTAATATCTGAAAGTTGATCGGCTGTCCAAGTAGAACTATTTTGAGATTTAAACAATACACCCATATAAGGTTGTTCTGAAATTAGATTTTGTGTTACTAATTCTTTATCCCCGATTCTTGCAGTCCATAACTCATATCCTATAGAATCTGAAAGGACAACAAAACAATATTCTACATTAGGAATCAAGAAAACTGGAGAAGGGAATGTGAATGTTGTTGCGACACTCCCATTAGCAGAAATATTCACTTGACTTGGATTATATGTAACTTCTCCGAAAGGAAAAATGAATGGTCCAGGATATCCATTAACAACTGCTCTAAGTTGAACTGTAACTGGAATATTTGCATCCTTTGATTTGAAGAATAAGTCTATCTTAGTTATGAAACACCCACCATTTTCTTCATTCAAGAAAGTTTGTGCGAGTGGGTCAAAGTATTGTCCTTCTTGAACTGCTGTTGTTTGAGAAATTCTAGTAATTGTTCTGCTATCAGAAACTTGATTTCTATCAACTTGTGCAATTCTTGTTGACAAGATAGTTTCTTGTTGTGTTTGAATTAATCCTCTAGCAACAAAATTAACTTCTGCTTCTGTAGTATTATCATCAATGTTTGAAGAAGAATCTGTTAATCTAAAAGTTCTTTCGCCTGTTCTAAACCTAATAGTATTATTGTTAGGAATTTTATAGACACCAGAAAATGCTCCATTAGCATCTGTTATCATTGCATCACCATAGTTTCCACCAGTTGGTTTGCAATATGCAGAAACTGGTTCGCCATCAAAGAAAGCATAGATTCTCGTAAGAGGTTTTAATCGTTTAGCAGAAAATCCAATTTCAATACTTCTCATGAAAGGGACTAGGTCAACAGAAACTACTCTGTTTCCTAACGAAGTTTGGACAGTTCTAGGAACGATTGAAGTTGTTACTCCGCTCCTTTGTTGTCCTACTTCTTGTGCGAAAGTTGTTCGTGTAGTAGTATCAAATCTTATCGGCCATGATTGTCCAAATTCATTGACATTATTTCCAGTAACTCTTGTCGTAGATACGGACTGATTTGTTACTTGATTTGCTCCAGCCCACTGGTCTTGCCAAGAATTCCACTGTGTTCCTGTAAATCCAGCACGTTGTGCAATCTGTGCTATCACATCAACATTGTCTGGGAGGTTCACATTTAGAGTCGGTTGTGTTTCTGTATCTTTCCAGTCATCAGATTCTGGAGTAAGTCGAATAGTTCCTCTAAAAGTGAAGATAGCGTATGGATTAACATTTTCTGCTCTAGAAGCATGAGGTTGTTTTATGAAAACAGATTCCGTAAATGGGAGAGTAATTAAATCACCAGTTTTTGTATAGTTACTAGAATCTGCTGCAGAAAACTCTAATTTAAAGTTTTTCTCATTGAATGGCGGACGTAATTCACCATTAGACCTATCTATAGAACATCTATAATCAACATTAGTAACATCACCAACTCCATGGTCTCTAAAGGAATCTACTACAAATCCATTTTTAAACCTTTCTAGCCCTGTAACTGGGTCTATAATTTGCAAAGTAGAAGTTTGAGATTCTAGAAGGGATAGTGATGTATAGTATTCTAAATTATCAATACGCTTTTCAAGTTTTCCTATATCTCGCATTGTATATCTACGATTATCAATCAATTCTGCAATTATATCTTTAGGGGTAAATGTATATGCACGAATAGATAATTGATATAGAGTCATCCCATTCGCAATGTCCAATGGAGGTTTTGGAGATATTCCAGGAACTCCCTTAATAATAGAAAAGTTTCCTGCATTATCAACAATCAACTTATCAATTCTGTTAAGATAATATGAATAATCTGCAAAAATATTACTCCTAGGGCGAACTTGTTCTGTAAGTGAAGAACCAGTCCCTGTAAAGTTTGCTCCAGTATTATCAATTCTTGGTCTATAATCTAAACAATCCCTTAATTGATATACAGAACCATTACTAGCAATATAACTAGGGATATCTTTATATGCAATTTGACCAGTGTAGGAATCAACCGAAAAATAATCACCTGCACCATGCGAAAAATATTCAAATTCTATAAGAACTCTCCCAACTGGAGCAGATTCCCCAGTTTTTAAAGTCACACTTCCTATATCGTAAAAATTATCACGTTGACCAGTATCTAAAGAATATCTGCTAGTAATATTTAAATCTGTATTGACCGCATTTACTCCAGAATTCCCAGAATCATATATTCCCACTATTCTATAAACGTCAGCACGATTAAGTAACATTGTAGATGTTGGAGTAGTAACTTGTCGAGTATCTGATTGTAGAGTTTTAGATTTTTCCCCTGCAATTTGTTTAGTTATATTAGCAACTAACCTTACAGAAGCGTCTGCAGGCATCGCAGACACAAGATTTATAGTAACTTCTTTCCCAACTGGCGAACCACCGAATGTTATTCTTCCAGATAAATTTACTAGATTATCAACATTAGCACCAGAAGTTATTGTAAGCACCCAATCTGAAGTATTAAAGTTTCCAAAAATTTCATTTGCCCCAGCATTAAATGTAATGCTTCTAGAAGTCGTAGTCCCTGTAAATGTGCGTTTAACGTCATATAGAGTATCTACAGAAAGATCTAGTGCTCGAACTCTTTGAACTGGTGAAATTGGAAATCTAAATATAGAAACATTTTTAGAAGGTTCTACTATTTCAGCAAGGGAAGCATCATTTAAAACAATATCAGAAGTAAATGAGTTTGCACCTGCTAGATATAATTGACGAACTTCAGAAAATAACTTAGTAGAATTCATTTTTATATCAAAAAGATATATCTTATAGGTTTCTGTTCCCGAACCTGCAACACCACTATTTAATTCTACTCCTCTTACTCTTGCAGTTCCTATTTTTGTCCCTGCCGCAGTTCCTCGTGTTACAGTTACTGCATTTCGTAAATCAATAGGAGCATAATTTACAAAATTTGGAAAACTATGGATATTATTTACAATAACATATTGACCAATATCAGCATATAGACTCCCGTTATTTTCTTGTGCTGTAGTTCTAGACTTATCTAAATCAATATAATTTGTGGCAACACTTTCTATGCGATACCCATTCACATAGGCAACTCCTGGTTCTATCCCTATAGCTATTTTCGTTTCAACCCCACCTTGTCCAGAAGTATATTTACCACCATTATTATTTTCTTTAAGGTGTTCTCTAATATCTAACCCGAAATCTTTAACGGTATAATTCCCACTTTCTTCAAATGTTCGTTGTGCTAGAGTATCTTCAAGATACGCATAATCAGGTGATACAACTTTTCTTTTAATTTCCCCTGCATCTAATCGCATCAATTCAATGAAGGTTTCTTCACTGGTTGCGTTTAATGCTTTTTTAGAAAGTATTAATTCTATCTTATAACGATCTGCTCCAGGAGCAGAAATATTAGGTGAACCGATAGCGTTATCAAGTAGACTATTGTCATCACCAGATTCTACAATACTTTCTTGAATTGTTAATCCTACTTTATAAGAAGGGGAATTAGAATACTTATCAAGAACTATTGTTTGTCTAAGAACTTTCGCTACATAACCATTAACGAAGTAATGTCCTTCTTGAATAGTTGCGGCAGAAGCATTACCAGTCGCCGAAGTTGTTGCACTCTTACAGAATAGAGGAGTTGAATGATTGCTTTGTAAAACTTCATCGTTAGCAAATACTTTATTAACTCCGCTACTCCCAGAAGAAATATACTTTACATAAAAAGTTTTAGGATCGCTATTCTCAATATTTGTATATTGTAGGACTAAAGCCGAAACTCCAGAAGTTTGCCCTGTTAATACCTTTCCCACAAATTGGGAACCATTAACATCGACTGTTAGATATTGTGGTTGGATTTTAACATATGAGTATAAAGAATCGTAACCTATTTGTCCAGGAAGTATCATAGAACCTTCTTCAAAGAAGTGTTCTAACATGCGTTTGTTTTGATTGAGTATGTTACTCTGTAATTGTGTTAATTCCCTTGCTTGGACAGGTCTCCCAGGATTAAAGAGGATTTTATAGAATTGCTTATCCTCGTTAAAATCATCAAAATATGGTGCGATATTTAGATCCCGTTCTGTCATTTTTATCTCAATAAATAATATTAATGTCTATCACGGAACCCTAACTCCTATAGACTCTACCCTAAAATATTAATCACAAGGACAGCTTACATGACTATTTATAGCATACAATTTATAGAAAATCATTTAAAATCATCAAACCCTGTATCGGAAATCTATTTGACTAGATACATTAAACTTATAGAATATGCAAGAAATAATGTTCCAGAAAAAGGAACATATACAGAAGCGCATCATATTCTTCCTAAAAGTATGTTTCCGAAATTTAAAGATGGAAGAAAACATAAATGGAATATAATTAAACTATCAGCAAGGCAACATTTTATAGCACATTGGATGTTATGGAAAGCGTTTCGGAATCAAAGCATGACCCATGCGTTTCACTGTATGTGTATATTAAATAGCAGGAAAAATCATAAAAGATACACATGCAAAAGTTCTAGAATTTATGAAACTCTCACTAAAAATTTTTCAACACATCAATCAAAAATTGTTACTGATAAATGGAAGAATAAAGAACATAGAGAAAAAATGGAAAAAATAATGCGATCTGAAGAATGTAAAGAAAAACATAGGAAAAATTGTAAAGAAATGTGGCAGTGTGAAGAGTTTAAAGAAAAAATGAAAAAAATAATGCGATCGGAAGAGTATAAAGAAAAACATAGAAAAAACTCTAAGAAATTGTGGCAGTGCGAAAAGTATAAAGCCAAAATGAAAGAATGTTCTATTTTTAAATCACAAGATAGAAATTTTTCAGAAAAAATTTCTAAATCTATTAAACAAACATATATTGATAATCCGGAATTAAGAATAAAAGCTTCTGTAAGTCGTTGTCATTTTATATACACCATAATCAAGGAAAATGGAGAAAAATACGAAACTACTAATTTAACATCATGGGCTAAAGAAAATGGGTATAATTCTGGAAATTTATATTTTGTAGTAAATGGTTCTAGAAAACGTCACAAAGATGTTATAGAAATTACTAAGAAAAGAAATATTTAAATTCCGTTCTGTCATTTTTATCTCAATAAATAGTTATATATGTCGTTCACGAGTAGGAGAAACTCTAACGACTCTAACATTATTTGGGGAACAGTATGTCAGCATCACATATTTATGCAGTATATAAAATAGAAAATTTAATTAATGGAAAATGTTATATAGGGATTTCTAATAACTATAAACGCAGATGGAGAGAACATAAAAAATCTCCCTATGCTGTGGGTAAAGCAATTAGAAAATATGGAGTAGATAATTTTTCATTTGAAGTTATCTATTGTGCTTCAACTTTTGAACATGTTATGGAAATGGAAACTTTTTTCATAAAAGAATACAATTCAAAAAAAGCTGGATATAATCTTACAGAAGGTGGTGAAGGAACTGTTGGGAGAATAGTTACTCCAGAACAAAGAAAAATTCTATCAGATAAAAATAGAGTTAGATATCTGATAGAATTTGATAATGGATCTACTAAAGAAATATTTGGGATGTATGATTTTTGTGAAAAGTATAATTATGATAGAAGACACTTTTACAAAGTATTAAACAATCAAAGACCTCGTCATAAAGATATTGTTGCTATTCAACAAATTAGTTAATTCAATGCAATATATCTTGGATAATCGTATCCAGAACTATTTACAAACATAACATCTTTTCCTGCTCCATAAATTACAGTAACTTTTTCGGGATCATTAGGTTTTCCATCACTTCCACCAGTTCCTTTTAATTCAGGAATTCTTACAAATGTATCAATAACTATTGATTGAAACATTTTGCTATTCCTAATAACTTTTTCTACAACACACATTGTTTCCTCGCCTTTAGATTTTGCATGTTGCTTTACTTCTGCCCAATCAGAAGGTTTTGCGATAAAAGATAACTTTAACTTATCACCAACTTTCCAATCGGGATTATACGCTTCGTTTAAAATACTTTCATGTAATTCTTTATATGTTTTAATCATTTTTAACCTCTAAATTTAATATATGTTATTTATTTTAAAGGACAATAATCATTAGGTTGTAATCCTATACTAACAGCTAACAGTCACTTTTGTCAATCAAATTAAATCAAAAATGACAACATATTTTCCATTTTTGGTGAGTGTAAATTGACAATATATTCTTCATTTTCGTATGAAATTTCACCATTTTTATAATCAAGCAATTTAATGTTTGAAGAATTGAAATTAATCCTTATTTCTTCGTCACATTCTTTTTCTAAATAAAATCTAACACTGCAAGAACTATCATTATATAGAGATGTATCATCATAAAAAACAGTGTCAATAATTTTATTATTGACTTTATCAAATATAGATTTTATTTTATACGAATCGTTATTCATAGGTTTAAATTCTAAATTAAGGTCATCACAAATTTCCTTAACACTTAAATCTGGATAATTGTTGCATTCCCAAACAATAGCTTGTAAATTATCAAATGAGAAACTACCGATTCCTTTAGAAACTGTAATAATATCATCTCTTTTTGTTAAATCTTTTAATTTTTCGTTACAGTATTCTACAATCATTTCATCAGATAAAACACTATATCTGAAATGATAGTGGATTCTGCTATTTCTTGAAAGCATATGTTTATTGATTTTACTAATGTCATTAATGGTAAAGATAAATAATTTCCTATTAGAATAAACACCATCAAAAAGAGTTAGTATTTTTTCTTGGTCTTTTTCGTCATAATAAACTTTTTCAAATTCATCAAAAATGATAACGCATTCTTCACTAATGTCTGTAATGAACTTGCAAAAATCGCTATCGGAATAACTTTCATTAATAATGATAGTTGGGATATTCCTAGACAAACAAATTTCAGAAATAATTTTAGCGGTTAGAGTTTTCCCTGTTCCCTTTATTCCAGAAAGTAAAACTCCAATAGAAGTTTTTTTCTTGTCAAATGTTTCTATAACTCTATCAGCATGAAATTGAGATTTACCATAGATTTTTTCTGGGATAGTGTTGCTATCAGAAAATTGATTTAAGAAATATCCTTTCTGTTGATTGTAAGCAACTTGATAGATATTAGTTGGAAGTTTTTGTGTAAATTCGCAGTTTCCAGAAAAAACTGTGATTGTGTCACTAACTTTTAAATAATGTGTCATTGTATTTCCTCTATATTAAATTGCAATTGAAGTATAACATTATAATTCTATATAAGCAACTATTAAAATAACGAACTATAATTTTTAATATCAGGTGATTCTTGCATATATGAACTCCACTTTATTTCTTGACAATTAGGAATAATTTTTCTAAGTTCCCTAATATTCTTCAAATCTAAGAAGTGCATGTTCATAGTTTCTTTATATCTGTATCTACTGAAATATTTTTTAATTAGAGGTTCATTAGAAAACATTTCTTCGCAAACTTGTTTTGTAAATTCTTTTTGATTTTCGAAATCTCTATCCCCTGCAGAAGTCATTCCTCCCTTAGTTACTCCAGCTTTAGTTTCTGCTGTAAACCAATTTAGATTATACATCCCGCTATATTTTTCTAGTATCATTGCGGTTCTCATATCGTCATCATTATGAGAATAATTTACAAGCAATTCTTTATCGTTATACATTCCCCAGAATGAAGATCCTGTTTTTCTTGGTTTATATTCATAAAAAGCAGAACCTTGTTTAAATTTTAAATTGGGTGCGAAATATATGTTGACTACACCACCAATATTCTTATCTACTTTATCAAAACAATAATTTAATATTTCACCAAGATTTTCGCAATCAGTAAATTTCTTTTTAACCATATCAATTTCTTCATAGATTCTAAACTTGTAAAGGTCATCATCAATAAAAACTAATTTGTCTCCTTCGGGAAACCTCTTGATAGCGTCATTGAAAGGAACATTTGCAGGAAGTTCACTGCGAATACAGATTTCTTTTAGAGGATAATCTTTAAGAACTTTAGAATACTTGTCATATTGTTCTTGATTACCAACATAGATATATAGACATTCTGCAAGATCTATATCTTTCTGCTTTAGCAATTCCCCTAGAGTATTATCAAGTATTGTATTTTCTCTATCGTAACTTCTTATAATAATTTTCATAGATATTCTCTAACCTTTTCCATCATTCTTGCTTGTCTTTCGCTATCATCACTATGTAGAGGAATACAAGAAGCTAGAAGAACAACCGCACCCTTTACTGTTAATTCGTAATCTATATCATATTTGTAACAAAGTTTTTTATAGATTTCTACAAGATTAGTATTCTGTTCACAATTATTAACGATAGATGAATATCCTAGAACTATATCATGAGAAAGTTTGCACCAATCATAAAGTGGATTGCCCCCACTTTGAATTTCTCCATATTCACCTCTAGGGTCAATCAGTATAATTTTATCAGAATAAGGATTATAGATAATATTTCCTAAATGCAAATCACCATGGATACAATCCGCATATTCGTGATATTCAGAAACTTGTTTAGCTAATGAAATTATTTTAAATTTTTCTTTTTTTGTAAATTCAGTTTTTTGTAATCTATTTTCTGTTTTTTCAAACCACATTTTATAATCAATTAGATACTTTCCCATTGAAAATGTATCGTGCCATGTTTTTATATTTCTTTTATTTGTATGAAAATATTTATCCATTATCTTGATAACTTTATCAAGAATATATTCCCATGTAATATCAGAAACTTCTTCATATAGAAGCAAGTCAGAAAGTAGAATACCCGATTCGTAAGATAATTTTATAGAATCTTTATTTTCGCTATGAATAAATCTAGGAGTAAAAAGTGATTGTTCTTCTGTAAGATTTTTATACCACATCTTTTCTGGAACAATAACGTCATGATAATCATTTGATATGACTGTTTTTTCTACAATTCCTAATTCTCTATCATAGTTAAGAACATTGAAATTTCTAGACTTTAATTTAAGAAGTTCTGCACAAGTTTGATAGTAATTAGGAATGTTTCCTATGTCATACCATTCTTTAGAATCAATCATTTTATAGGAATCTGAATGATGTTCTAATATCTGATAGATTTCTGGATAGATGTTTTCCCAAGGTTCTGGAGTTTTATCAAATCCATAGACTCCTACAAGTGCTTTTGCATTAGGAATATTTTTAGATGGTTTATTATAGTATTTTTCTCCATCATAAAGACACCAGTCAGAATGATATTCTACTTCTTTAGTCATTAAGAAATTACTACCGTATGGGATATCGCTATCTAATAGAATTGTATCACCAAGCCAAACAACTAGAGGGAGTTCTTTATTAAATGGATATATGAAGTTAGAATAATTCAAGCCAGACCATATTGAATTTCCAGGACCATCTTTTTTACAAGCACCTGTAAATTTTATATTATATCCTTTATATTTCTTAGAAACGTATTTACGAATGTCACTATATGCACCATCTACAATTATGATAGAATCTGCTCCATCAGCAATGACTTTTTCAAGAATAAAATCTATGCAAGGTTTACCATTAACACGAACCATCGCCTTAGAAATATTGCTTGTAATTGGACGCATTCTAGTTGCTTCGCCAGCACAAGGAATAATAACATTAAATTTAGAACAACTTTGTTGATTTTGCATTAGAACCCTCGAAACATTTTTTCCATGATATAATAGCTTCTGTTCGTGAATTGTTTTCTTTATCAAGCACCCACGAAGCATCTTTCTTTTCAACTAACTTCACGATTCCTGGAAATCTTCTAGAAAGTTCTTGATAGCATTTTTTCTGTAATTCATTTGTCCTATGAACTGAATTTCCACCTTCTGCTCCATGAGGATGATTGAATGCGAACTCATATAGTATAGCATTTTTTAATCCCTTTGACAATAGGGAAAGTATCACATAGAAATCCTCAAACAATTTAATTTCTTTATTATCTTGATACATTCCATCAAATCTAATCCCATGTTCTTTAAATTTCTTTATGTTAATACCATAACACGAATAAGATCGACCTATTTCTTGGAAACTTTCAGGAACTCTATTATTTCCTCCCCTATCAGAAATTCCTACCATAGGATATGTATCTAACATAGATTCTACTGTTGCAAGCATTTCTTCAAACTTTTCAGAAGTTTCGATTTTTTTCAATTTCATATCTTCGCGATATGTAAAGGTGCAATTATCATCAACAATGAAAACTTTTTCGTCATTAAATACATATAGAAGTTTTTGACGAACATCTGCGATACCATCGGTAATTCCAATGTCATGGACATTGGCTTCTGGATAGTTTTCTTTAAGAATAGAAACTCTATCGCTATGAGTGCATAGATAAGTTTTTTTTCTGATTTCTAATGGGAGATTTTCCCAACATTTCTGTTTCGTTTCTCTCATATACGTTGGAACTAGTATTTTCATTTTTACCTCTTAGAGTTTTTGTAAAATTCTATTATAGCCCAAAGAATGCAAAAACATGCAGCACTAATTAGAGTTATTTCTATTGTTTTCATTTTATTTCCCCTGTTAATAACTCATTATACTTTGTTAGAATACACTTGTCAATTAGAATAGACAATTCTTAGAATTTTTATTTGTGTATTCACTATCAAAATAATTTTCCCATTTATAATTAGGGAAATATCTAATTTTAAATATTTGTGATTTATTCTTCATTTTAAATTCGTATATGTTGTTTTTATTCTCATCTAATACAAAATCAGTATGAAAATATTTTTTGACATTAGGAATATTTTTAATAATTTCATTGCATTGTCTAAATGTAAAATCTTTTCTGCTTTCCGTTGAATTATTTCTATCCCCAGATAACTGCATACCACCTTCGTTCGTGCCTATTTTCGTATTAAAAGAACACCAGTTATAGCTTATCATTCCTCCGCATTCTTCTATTATATTTGCAGAACGTATGACATCATCTCCGTGAG